TTATAAGATTGATGGTAATCTTGTAACACCGACAGAAAAGAGAAGGGTATGTCGGACCTGAAAGGAAAACTTCTCTTTTCATTTTGTTTTAACTAAGAGAAAGTGAACTATAATATGACTAAGACTCAGAAAGTACTCACCGCGCTTCAAAGTGGTGAAACACTAACTGCAAAGCAGATTGAAGCTCGTTTTGGTGTAGGTAATGCCCGCGCTACTGTGTCTGCTCTTCGTATGCAGGGATTTCCGATTTATCTCAACGAATCCGTTGATACGAAAGGCCGTGTGAAGAATAAGTATCGTCTTGGTACTCCTTCCCGCGCAGTCGTTGCTGCTGGCTACCGAGCATTGGCAACAGCCTAAAGACAAACAGGGAGCGGGATCATCATTCTCCTTATCATCTCTCCCCGCTCCCTGTAATCTTTTTTTTGAGATGATGACTTTATTTGTATAAATAACTTTGAGAATGCCTTATAGGGTTCTCTACATTAACTTCGCTTTTAAAGGAGGTAACAATGGTTACATACGATACAATTCGCAAATTCGATCCATTTTTTGTTGGTGCTGACCGTCTCTGGAGACATGTTGATGATCTTCACAAGCAGGCAAATGCAAATCAAGCACAAAAATATCCACCTTATAATATTCGAAAAGACGATGAAGACCGCTACTCTATTGAAATGGCGGTGGCTGGATTTACTGAACAGGATCTTGACGTGACGTTAGAAGATGCCAAACTCACAGTCATTGGGAAGGTAGAAACCAAAGATGAAGCAAATCTTCTTCACAGAGGAATCGCAAATCGATCTTTCAGCCGGCAGTTCACGCTTGCCGATACCATTGAGATTGAAGGAGCCTACCTCGAACACGGTATGCTCAAAATCAATCTCAAAAACATCATCCCCGATTCTAAAAAGCCTAAGAAGATTGAGGTCCAGACCGGAAGCAAACTTCTTGAACAAGAATCGGAGAAACAACTCCTAGCAGAATAGATTATGATGAGGGAGTCTTCGGGCTCCCTCTTTTCTCTTGACATTTGATTATTGATATAGTATGATTAATTTAAACACAGTAAGGAATTTTATTAGTAACTCCAATTTGATTGGAATTTTGCGTCTAACTCCTTACTGTGTTTAACTCCTTGAAAGGAATTTATAATGACTCCAAAATATATTGCTGATTATGGTAATGGAAAATACCACATTCTAGATAGAGTTAAAGATACAATTATTTGGAATATTTCACTAGACGATTTTAGAACTCTCACATGGATGAAAGAACCTGGTGACTTAGCGATTGAAGCTGCACATGGTGCAAGAATTTCTAAGTGGTCAGCATCACAAGAATGGAAAGATGAAGATCAAATTCGAGAATTTTATTCATTGTGTGAAGAACGTAATGTTGAACTGAGATTATTGCCCGAAAAATCAATTAAAAAATATAGAGATTTATATTTTCCAGATGCAAAAAAAACTGATGAAGTTGATCTTCGTAGTTGGGCTAAAGCAATAAATGATAACACATATATTTGGGATGTAGCATTACGCCCAAAAAATGTTGAGTTTCACGATCCAAATGAAGATATCGATTTAGAAAACTTAACTCGTCTTACAGCAGGAAATCTATATAAACAAAAATTAAAAGATGCATCTCGTATAGTTTCAGCAGGAAATCTTAAATATAAAGAAACTATTCCTGGTAAAATTGCTTTTGGGGATGATTGTATAAATGCTGTTTATCATAGATTGAAAAATCATACTTCCGATGAACGTAATGGTAAGAATAAGATTGTTGATGGAGTAGCACATGATACATTTAATGGAAAAGATATTGAACTTCCATTATTAAAAGTTCTCGGTATTGAAATGGGCAAAAAGGGCAAAGTGAAGAATCCATCTAAACCTACACAATATACTTCTTGCATGATGACATTGATTGATCAAGAGGGAAAAAGATATATGAATCCTTCAAAACCAAACCAACCAGTCGGATTTAGAACAATCGCGCAGTTTGGAATGATATCTTCTGGACATCATTTTAAGCCAGGGTTTCTTCGCCCGAAGTTTTATCACCATGGAGTAAAAGAAATTTCTAAAATTTATTTCCAAGAAATTTTTGGTGATAAATATATGGACTCTTCAAATTTTGAACATGATAAACTTAGAACTTTTATCATGACCACTAGCCGAATTGCTTATGAACAAACTATTAAAGCAATGCGTGATTATCTGAATACTCCAAAAAACAATTTAGAAAACTTTTTAAAATAGTCAAGGAATTTTTTTAGTAACTCCAATTTGATTGGAATTTTCTTCCTAACTCCTTGATTTACCATTATAACTATCGGAATAAATTTTACGTGTAACTCCAATTTGATTGGAATTTTAATCCTAACTTATTCCGATAGTTTCTCTTGACATTTGGTTATGAAAGTAGTAATATATCTACATGACAAAATTCTATACAAATGTATCTCGCTACGGCAACAATATCCTGTATATCGGCTATGAGAATGGTCGACGGGTTAAAGAGTCCATAAAGTTTCACCCAACTTTATTTCTCAAAACAAATAATACAACGAAGTACAAGACGCTCGATGGTATCAGTGTAGATGCGATTGAGCCTGGTACGATGCGTGAATGCAAAGAGTTTATCGAAACTCACACCGCATCAAACTTCACTGTCTATGGTTATACTGATTATGTTGCTCAGTATATCAATGATCAATTTCCTAACACTTGCGAGTTTGATCGTGACACATTAAATGTTTCGTTTATCGATATTGAGGTTCAGTCAGACCAAGGTTTTCCTCATCCGAACGATGCTGCATTTCCCGTCACTGCGATTACGCTCAAGAACAACATCGACCACATCTATTATACGTGGGGTGTCGGTGAGTATGATGAATCTAACTGCATGATACAAGATGTGAAGACGAAGTACATCCAGTGCAAAGACGAACACTCTCTTCTGAACCGATTTCTCGCTCACTGGCAGATGAACTATCCGGACATCATTAGTGGCTGGAACTCCCAAGGGTTCGACTTACCGTATTTGGTCAACCGTATCGCCCGTCTCTTTGGTGACGAAGAACTCAAGCGATTGTCTATACACCACATGATGCCGAATGCAAAGACTGATCGGTTTACTGACGAAGTTTCGTTTGATATTCCTGGCATGTCACACCTCGATTACATGCGCCTGTTCAAAAAGTTCATGTATATTCCGATGGAGTCATATGCGCTCAATCATGTTGCGTATGTGATCCTTGGCGAGAAGAAGATTGACTACTCTGAGTTCGCATCTCTCAACGAACTTTATACGAAAGATTACCAGAAGTTCATCGACTACAACATCAAAGATGTTCAGTTGGTCGAACGGCTCGATGACAAACTTGGTCTTATTTCTCTCTGTATGACGTTGGCCCACAAAGCGAATGTCAACTACGAAACTCCATTTGGCACTACGAAGATATGGGATACGTTTATCTACAATATTCTTCAGAAGCAAAACATTGTACTCAGTCCACAGAAGCCAGTACTGAATGACCGCCGTATCGAAGGTGCGTATGTGAAAGAGCCGATTACGGGTATGCACGATTGGGTTTGTTCTTTCGACCTTAACTCTCTTTATCCGCATATCATTATGCAATGGAACATGAGCCCAGAAACGATTGAAGATGCTGTCTTTCCTGGCGTGAGTGTTGATGCTCTTTTGTCAGAAGAAAAGTTCGACATACCTCAAAACACTTGCGTAGCAGCAACTGGTCAACTCTTCTCTACAAAGAAGAAGGGCGTGTTCCCGAGTATCATTGATAAACTCTATGCAGAACGGTCAGACATCAAAAAGAAGATGCTCGACACAAAGCAAGAACTCGAAGACCTGGACAAGAAAGAAAAGTTCAAGCGGTTCGAACTTGAAAAGATTATCAGTCAATGCGATAACCAGCAGATGGCGATAAAAATTTTGATGAACTCACTTTATGGTGCCCTCAGCAATACATACTTTCGCTATTATGATATTCGCATGGCAGAAGCAATTACCATCTCTGGTCAGTTTGCTGTTCGCTGGGCTGCAAATAATGTGAATGCGTATCTTCAAAATATTTTGAAAACAAAAAAAGATTATGTTCTCGCCAGTGATACCGACAGCATCTATGTGAACCTTGGTGATCTCGTGAACGAAGTGCCTCAAGGCAATGATGAGAGTATTTGTTTTTTCATAGATAAAGTAGCGGAGCAAAAGATTGAACCTCTGCTTGAAGATTGTTATGCTAAACTTATGAATGCTGTCGGCGCTCGTGAACAACGAATGGTGATGAAGCGCGAAGTCATTGCGAGTAAGATGATTATCACTGGCAAGAAACGCTACATTGCTAACGTATTGAACAGTGAAGGCGTTCAGTATGCAAAACCAAAGATGAAGATTACTGGTATCGAATCTGTTCGTTCATCAACTCCGCAAGTCTGCCGTACTCTGATTGAGAAAACACTGGAGATTATCATCAACGAAGATGAAACCGCTGTGCAGAAGTTTATCGCAGACGCCCGCGTGGCATTTCGCGCTCTTCGACCAGAAGAAGTTGCGTTTCCGCGTGGCGTATCTGACCTCGAAAAATATACTGATAAAAAGGGTCTCAACGGATACGCGAAAGGCACTCCAATACATGTTCGTGCTTCGATTTTGTATAATCAAACTGTCATAAATAATAAACTAGAAAAGAAATACCCGCTCATTAAGAGTGGCGACAAGATTAAGTTTGCGTATCTCAAAGTACCAAATCGCATCAAAGAGAACGTATTTGCTTTCCCGGATGTCTTGCCGGTTGAACTCAATCTTGAAAACTTTATTGATCATGACAAACAATTTGACAAGTCGTATCTTGAGCCGATGAACCATATTCTGACTGCAATAGATTGGACTTCTGAAAAGACAAACACGATTGAGGACTTTTTCACATGAGTAATATACCCGCCGAATATTCAAATATCGACTTCGGTTTTAGTGCCGTAGATGAAGCAGAGTTTAAAGCCAATCAAGCAGAAGCAGAAGTTACTCCTCCTGCAATTGATGAGAATGACTTGAATCGTGTTGTGTTGAACTCTCTTGCTCCGCTCGAAGATAAGATTGATCTGTTGCTTCAGCGCCGTCAAGCCGAAGAATCCGATGACGTTCAACTTGCTATTGCACAGGCTCAAGATGAAGTTTCTGGTAAAGTCGCAGAACTTGAACAGATTATTATGCCTCTTCTTGTCAATCTACTAAAAACTGCCGACAAAGAATATCTTTACTGGCCAAACAGAAAAGACCAAGTGCAGGGTCAAATTGATAAAGTTTTAAAAATTACAAGAGGTTAATATGCCCGTGGCTATTCTTACTCTCATAGTCGCACTTGCCATATCTGGCGTTGCCGCTTGGTATTCTATTGTCGGTCTGATGGCTATCTTTGCTTCAGCCGCATTTGCTATCGCTGTTATGGGCGGTGTTCTTGAAGTTGGTAAACTTGTTACAGCATCTTGGTTGTATCAGAACTGGCACACCACACATAAGATGCTTCGTGGATATCTTACAGCGTCTGTTGTTGTATTGATGTTCATTACATCCATGGGAATCTTTGGCTTCTTGTCGAAGGCTCATATTGATCAGACGTTGGTAGGTGGAAATAATACTCTTCAAATTGAATTAATAGATTCAAGAATCAAACAACAGCAAAGGAGAGTGACTGATGCGACGAAGGTCATATCACAGTTGGACGCAGGTGTCGAGACGCTCATTGAGTTCGACCGCATTCGAGGACCACAGGGAGCAATCGCCGTGCGTGAAAGCCAAACTGTGGAAAGAGAGTCACTCAACGGAATCATTGAAGAAGCGAATGGACGAATTATATCATATCGAGAAGAAAGGCAAGAACTATCGAAGGAGCAACTGAAGTATGAAGCAGAAGTTGGACCAATACGATATATTGCAGAATTTATCTATGCTGAACGAGCAAATGAAGAAATGCTCGAATCAGCAGTCAGATGGGTTATTATTGCTATTATTTTTGTGTTTGATCCCCTGGCTGTTCTCCTTTTGATAGCCGCAAATATCAGTTTATACAAACCTAAAACACTTCGAACCGCAGTCAACGTCGAAGAAGTTGATAAAGAGTGGTCGGAGATCACCGTCGAAACAGACGTGCCTCAACCAGAGTTCAAAATAGAAAACGAAGATCCATCAAATACTGTGGAGTTTTCTGTGCCAGAAGAACCTGAAGTTGTAGAAGAGCCAAAGCCAAAGCGCAAGCGCGGCCGCCCGAGAAAGAAAAAACCTGTTGCAAATACAAGCACAGACTATGGGTCGATTACTGAAATTCGTAAGACTAAAAACGAAAAAGCATTGCGCGAAAATGGTACATACGGTCCTACAAAAAAAGATTGACATCTTAATCTATTCGTCATATAATAGAAACTATCACAAGGGAATAAAATGGAATGGCAAACATTTATGGGAATTACTTTTGGTCTATTTTTGATATTATGTATTCCACTCTTAATTTACATGCTTATACTATTAATAAGTTATCTAAAACGAGTGATTAAGAGCAATCAAAAAATAACGTTAGGCATTTTAATTATTGTGTTGTATATTATTATTGGTTTTTTAATGAGGTAGATATGTCGGTACTTGAAAAACTTACGAAGAACTCCACGATTAAACTTACATCAGTAATTACTGAATCGAAAGTTTTTGGTAAAAAAGATATGGCTCCAACTCCGGTGCCTATGATTAATGTTGCGTTGTCTGGTCGTGTTGATGGTGGTCTTGTACCTGGTATGTTGATGCTTGCAGGTCCATCGAAACACTTTAAGTCAGCGTTTGCTCTCTTGATGGCAGCAGCCTATCAGAAGAAATACGATGATGCGGTAATCTTATTCTATGATTCAGAGTTTGGTACACCGCAAGCATATTTTGAGTCGTTCGGTATTGATATGGATCGGGTTGTTCATACTCCAATCACTGATATCGAAGAACTCAAGTTTGACATTACAAATCAGTTGAAAGAGATTGACAAGGGCGACCATGTTTGTATCATCATTGATTCTGTCGGTAATCTTGCGTCGAAGAAAGAAGTTGAAGATGCACTGAATGAAAAGTCGGTCGCTGATATGTCTCGTGCAAAACAGATGAAGTCGCTGTTTCGTATCGTTACACCACATCTCAATCTCAAAGATATTCCAATGGTTGTTGTCAATCACACTTATAAAGAGATTGGTCTATACCCGAAAGATATCGTATCGGGTGGTACAGGCGCGTATTACAGTTCCGATGCTATCTGGATTGTTGGTCGCCAACAGGAAAAAGATGGCAAAGAGATTAAAGGCTATCACTTCGTTATCAATATTGAGAAGTCTCGTCATGTGCGTGAGAAGTCAAAGATTCCAATCACGGTCACATTTGAAGGTGGCATCAGTAAATGGTCTGGTCTGCTTGATGTAGCAGAAGGCGGTGGATATATCAACAAACCGAAGATGGGTTGGTACGAAGCCGTTGATCCAGCAACCGGTGAAGTATTGTCTGAAAAACTTCTTCGCGCAAAAGAAATCATCGATAACAAAGATTTCTGGATGATGATGTTCGAGAAGACAGACTTTCAAGACTACATTCATACAACTTACAGCATGGCAACAACTCCGATTATGAGCGAAAGTGAGGCTGAAGATGACGATACAGAATGATTACGAAGTTCTCTTCGATGAATACGAAGAAGAAAATCTTGCTCGAATTAAGTTGACTTCTCAGAAATGGGATGGTATAATATACAACTACCACACAGTTCGATTTCTGGAAGAAGACGAAGAAAATGCCACACTTAAATTTGAGTATGATGTAATATCCACGCCTGAAGAGTTAGACGTTGATAATCTCACACAAGAAGACCATCAAGAATTTGAAAATCATCTTGGCGACATTTTAGTATCAATCATAGAGGAAGCAACATCGAATGAGACTGGAACAGACAATACTAAGCAACCTAATCTATGATGAAGAATATGCTCGAAGAGTATTACCATTTCTGAAAGGTGACTATTTTCAAGATCAAACTGAAAAGATTCTGTTCCAAGAGATTGACAAGTTTGTTGGCAAATATAATGGTTTGCCGACGAAAGAGACTTTGCTCATTGAACTCAACAAACAAGAGGGCATTCCTGAACAAACATTCTCTAGCCTTGTTGAATATATTGATGAACTTACTTTTGAGAAAAAAGATTCGGCTTGGCTTGTAAATAATACTGAAGAGTTCTGTCAAGAGAAAGCGGTCTTCAATGCCATTATGAGTTCGATTGATATCATCGAGGGTAAAAGTAAATCTGAAGATAAGGGTAGCATACCTACCATATTGTCTGAAGCACTTGGCGTTTCTTTTGATGATCATATCGGCCACGATTTTATTGAGAATGCTGAAGAACGATATGACTTCTATAATCAGAAAGAAGATAAGGTTGAGTTTGATCTTGAATATTTTAATAAGATTACAGACGGCGGCTTGCCAAACAAGACACTCAATGTTCTTCTTGCCGGTTGTGTTCATCCTGAAACTAAGGTAAAGATTAGGTATCGAAAGAAGCAGACATAACCTCAATATTAACATTTTTCCATTCCGTTTGTCCAATGCTGTCCTATTCTCCAATCAGGATTTGTTGAAAGAAACGCATTTCTATCTTCATCAGTTTGGAACTTCTTTGTTATGGTGCCATTAGTTGCTGGCTTCTTGCCAGACAGTTTTCCACCCTTTTTGGCATTTTTTAGCATATCTTCTTTGGAAATAGATTGAAGATTGAACGCATTACCAGATTGTTGCGATGCTTTACCACCTATACTTGCTCTTTCTTTTCTACCTTTTTCTGTGGACCACCAATAAAATGAGTTTTTTGAACCACTTTCTTTTTGAGATTCAATCCCTCGCAAAGCCCACTCTCTTCGTTGTTCTGGAGTAGCACCATGAAATCCAATGCCATTATCTCTACACCAAATTCCAACCACTCTTCTTTGGGTAACAGTTAGATTAGCGCCAAGCATATTCATTGCTCGAAGGTCGTTTGGTTCTTTGTATATTTTCCACAACAAAAAATGTGCTATAATATGTTCTCTAACTGTAAGATATGTAAAGTTGAATGGTTCGTCTTCTCCGCCCATATGTTTTGGAACTATGTGGTGCTTGTGAAGACCAGATCCCGGAACATATTCAACAATACGATATTTTTTAGATTCACAAAGGTTGTGATAGATAGTAGAATAAATAATTGACATATGCTGTATCTCCGTATATAATAGATAGATATAGAGTAGGTAGGAGTTCGTACCTCCGTGACCTACATCTTTATTTATAATGAAAGGGTTTTTAATGGAAGATTATATTGAAAAAGAAGTTGCTATTGCTGAGATTGAAACTCTTCTTGAGAATGGTTATGATGTTGAAGTAGATTCACCCGATGGATATGTTTCTGTAAACTTCTTTGTCAATAAAGGAATGTTTGAAGAATACATTCTCCGAGATGACTTAACCGGCAACGAGTTGGTGAGATGTAATGCTGGACATCTATTTCAAAGCACAGTTGGATGGGTATCTGCGTCACAACTCGTCAATACCAACAACATCAGTATCCATATTCTTATGGATGACGGGTCGTATAAACCATGTAGCGTTGTAAAAACTGGCGACACAATTTCTATTGTTGATATCAACGTTGACCATCCAAACCATAGATATTATACGAATGGTGTTTCTTCGCATAACACCGGTGTCGGTAAAAGTTTATTCATGACTCACTTTGCTGCGGCAAATCTCCTCGCTGGCAAGAATGTTCTTTACATCACAATGGAAATGGCAGAAGAACGTATTGCTCAACGTATCGACGCGAATCTTCTCAATATTCCGATTGCTGAACTCGAAGGGTTTCCTAAGAAAATATACGAAGATAAGATTAACCGTCTACGTCTCAAGACTGGTGGTAAACTGATTGTCAAAGAATATCCTACTGCCGCTGCTGGTTCTGGGCACTTTCGACACTTACTCAACGAACTCCATCTTAAAAAGAACTTTCGACCTGATATCATCTATATCGACTATCTGAATATATGCTCGTCGGCAAGATTGAAGTTCGGTGCAAATGTTAACAGTTATTCATATATCAAAGCGATTGCCGAAGAACTTCGTGGTCTTGCTGTTGAGAAAAATCTACCCATCGTAAGCGCGACACAAATCAATCGTACTGGCTCTACGAATACTGACCCTGGTCTCGAAGATACCTCGGAGTCATTTGGTTTGCCAGCAACTGTCGATTTTATGTGCGCTCTCATCTCAACCGAAGAGATGGAAAATCTTGGTCAGATTATGATAAAGCAGTTGAAGAACCGATATAATGATATAACTGCTTACAAGCGATTCGTAGTCGGGATTGACCGAGCGAAGATGCGTCTGTTCAATACCGAACAATCGGCGCAAGATGACATCATGCAAGATAAACCTGTGATGGATAATACAACTTATGGAGAAAGATCAAAAGAAGAGGATCAAATGAAATGGATGACGAAAACCGCGGGGACGCGAGATTTCAGCGGGTTATTCTCGAACTGAGACATCTAAGTGAAGAACAACGCGAACAATATATCAAGGAATGTGAAATTGAATCGAAAAATTTTCGAAATGATGGATGGTCTATCGAGTTCTATAAAGAAATTTTGGAGGCAGCAAAGAATGTATGAGATTAGGAAAGCAGGTAACACATATCGTATCTATGACCGTGAGAACGAAAAATATGTTGCACATACTCAAGATAAAAACCTAGCAGAAAAGTATGTTACCGATATTCTGAGGAACAAAGGATTCGAAGGAGATATTCCTAATTTCTTTATGTCTGGAAAAAAATATGGAGTTAAATTACTAAGTCATTGATAATCAACAAATCTTTTTTTCAAAAAAATGATTTAGAGGGTTGACTTATTTCTTATCCTAGAGTATACTGTGTATATGATGATGATTGATAAGGAGATGATAATGAAAAAGATTTCAGACGAATTCCACAACGAACTTTGGGTAGGTATGAATGAGGCCTTATCCAGAACAAAAAACTATCATAGCGATGGTGCTGTCAATTGGAGTTATGTAGACGCAGATGTGTACATGCACTTGGCAAAGCTATATGATGTTCGTAGCAGTAATAGCCTTAACGACAAGTATGTAACACTATTCGAGAAGGCATGTGATATAATAGAGGAGGGGATCGCCGTATGCAAACCCTCGAAAGTGAAGGAGGTTTAATTATGGGTTATTGTTATAGTGATTGGCGTCATAAAAAATTGACAGTTGAGCGTGAAGATGGTCAGTTTCTTTTTAACTACGGTGAGTCAGAAATAAATCTGGCAAACAATCTGAAAGATACCGCTATTCAGTTGAGGGAAGGTGCTTCAGATGAAAAAGATATGGCTATACGATACATAGAACATCTTACCAGTCTTCTTGAAAATGGCAAACTTGAAGTGAAGTGGAATATCAGTTGATGAAATTTGATTATCTTGATGCAGACATCGGCGCAAAAGTCGTGAGCAAAAAGGGATTTACCTATGCTCAGTTGAAAACTGCTTTTGACGATCTTACTCTTCATATGGACAATTGGAAAGATCCAATTCGTTCTTTCGTTCTCGCCAGGACATTTGATATGTATAGCGAGGCATGTGAGTTTTTTACTGGTAGCATTCTTGAGATTGATGAGGTCGCTGCTAACGGAAAACTTTACTACGTGAGTGCCGATGGTTACTATCGTGCAGTAGGAGCTTAATTATGTTTACACGTCTTGCTGAATTTACTACTCTTCTCGTTTTCTTTGCCGCTGGTTGGTTTGCATTGGTGGCTTTCGCATGAGCGTGATTACAGAAAAAGACGTAATCACCGCAGTGAAGTTATGCATGAAAGAACTTCGTAAAAAGAAATATGAGTTCAATCTTAAATCAAGCGACACGAAGACTGCTCTAAATTGCCTCAAAATCTACAACCGTAAGAATGGAAGATCGAGAGCTGGCTTCTACAGCTTGAAGATTAATCTCCAATGCTGGCAGTTTGGTAACAAACAATGGTCTGAGTACAAACGTCTTAGAGATAATAAAGTGTTTGGCTCAATCGATATTGTCGATGACCGTGATATTCTTATGTGCTTGGTTGCTCATGAAGTTGCTCACTTTGTACAGTATACTTGTTGGAGTGCGATGCCAGAATATCTTCGTAAAAAATGTATGAAAGATCGTGGTCACGGCGAAGGATTCCAAACGATATACAGATATCTTCGTGGCGGTCTTGTGAATCCAATAATTGAATCAAAGAGGACATAATATGAAAGAAGTAAAAATAATCGGCGAAGTTGGTGGCATTCTTGGAGCTTTGATGATTGCTACCAATACTGATGTTTCTGCTTTTGGTTTTATCGCTTTCACTATTAGTTCTGTTGCTTGGACGTTTGCTGCTTGGAAAATGAAAGAGTATCAACTGATGCGAATGTCTATAGTATTTACTGCAATAAATATATTGGGTATGTACAGGTGGTTTACATGAACGATATCTATGTCGAAAATGGTTCTAAGAAAAATCGTGATCTTGCAGAGCGTGTCGTTGCATTTTGTTTGAACAAGATGCTACCTCGTCACCGCACCGTTCAAGTCTGGGTCGAGTTCGAAAAGATAGACGAATGGGGATTTTGTTACGCTGGTGAAAACGAGCGTGATATCTATATCTCTTTGAGTTATGACCTTTGTAATAAAAAGAATAGAGAAGACCTTATTGATACAATCTGCCATGAGATGATACACTGTAAGCAGATTGTTCGTAAACAATTGGTTGACTTTATGAAACCACCATATGTTCAAAAATGGTTATGTCGCGATGGTAAGTATCGTCGGTATGACAATCTTCCTCATGAGTCAAAACCATGGGAAGTCGAAGCGTATCGTGATTCCTGGAAGTATGCAAAGGAGTTTATCGATAATGAACTATGATGATACGATTGATATGATAAACAGCGTTACTCGTGATATTGCTGCTTGGGATCTGCGTAGAAACGGCGAGTACCCAGACGAAGGTGCGATTGATGACTGGATCTATGAGATGAACTTAATGGGAAAGAAGGAATCATTCGCAAAACTTTGCAAAGAATACTGGAAGGAGTATCTTGAGCCTACTTCTACTGTGCATTGATTATAAATAGTCAAAAGATATTCGAGGCTATTATGAAGACATTTAGCAGATACTTAGAGGAACAAGATATGGTTGCTAAAACCGTAGACACAGTTATTGCTGAAGCCGATGCCAAAGCTGATTTGACTATGGAAGAGATAAAGTCTAGGTTAACCGCTGCTGGATATAATAAGTTCAAAGATAGGTCTAGCCGCCAAGTATTTGTTCTTGTCGATAATGTCAATCGAGTAGAGCTATTACAAAAAATTGAAAAAATATTTTCTCCTGAACGCGCAAAATATGATCCTGAAAAAGGATCGTCTTCAGTGGGAATGGTAGTTGTTGGTCGGTTTACAATAGGAGCATCTCCCGCTAGTAAACAAGGAAAAAAATCTGCTGGATTAGATAACGAAGATACTTTAATTGATAACATTAATTCTTTTGTTAAAAATGGACCGATGAATATAAAGTTCATTGCCGCCAGAAAAACATTTCAAGTTGATGATGTGATTAAAGCTATTGAAATGGGCCGTGATACTTCTGGTAGAAAAAAATCAGATGTCAATTTACAAACAAAAAGTGGAAAAATAATTCCTATCTCTTTAAAGAAAGACGGAGCAGAGATGTGGGAATCTGCGGATTCTTACTATGCCAAAAGAGCAAAAGATACAATTGATAAACTTATTATTGACAAAAAAGTAACGTTATCTGGTGGAAATATTAAAAAGATTACTCCTAATATAGCGATTAAAGCAACAAAAAGAGAAGCAAAAGATGTTGTTTTTGGTTCCGATTTATTAGGCAAAGGCGCTGTTCTTTATAGAACTTGGAAAGCAAGCGACTTTAAAGTGACCGAAAATGGTAATTTAGAAATTACAACATCAAAAATATATACTAACGAGCGAGAAGTGGAAAGTGGAGATCACTCTGTTTATTTCTTGATAAGAAATGACAGTTCTCGAAAAGGATCAAAAATATATCCAGGTATACGTGTTCTTGCCGTTGGCAAAACAAGAATCAATAAGAATGTATTAGTGGTCAAAAAATAATGTTCAATCTTAAACAATTCATAGTCGAAGAAAAAAATACTCATATGAATCACATCGAGGAGTTGATATTCCTCGGCGGCGTTAATGGTACACGCCAAGCGATTAACTTCTTACGTGATCTGCGTGATATGCTTCGTGGTAACGCCGATAAAGCAGTTGATATTACAGTGAAGTGGGACGGTGCCCCAGCCATATTTGCTGGTATTGATCCAGAAGACAGTAAGTTTTTCGTGGCGAAAAAAGGATTGTTCGCTAAGACCCCTAAGATGTACAAGACGAACAAGGACATCGATAACGAACTTTCTGGTGACCTTGCGAAGAAGTTTAAAGTTGCTCTGGCTGAGTTCTCGAAACTTGGTATTAAGAAAGGCGTCTATCAAGGCGATATGATGTTTACGAAAGGCGATGTCAAAGTTGAGACGATAGACAAGCAGAAGTATTATACATTTCAGCCCAACACGATTGTTTATGCGGTTCCTGTCAATACACTTCTTGGTAAGCAAATATCAAAGGCGAAGATTGGTGTTGTTTGGCATACGACATATACAGGTAATTCCATTCAGAACATGAAAGCATCTTTTGGTAAAGGAATTGCTAATAAGTTAAAGAAGTCTTCTACCATTTGGATGGACGATGCGAACTACCGTGATATATCCGGTAAAGCTACATTCAGTGCAAAAGAATCGACAGACTTCGATACAATGCTCTCTGGTGCTGGCAAACTGTTTCAAAAGATGGACGGTGAAGCATTCCGAACGATTACAGAAGATAAAGACCTTCGTGAAAAAGTAATGACATTTGTAAACACATATGTACGTGGCGGTAAAAACTTTCCTGATCCAAATAAAATGACGAAAGAATTGATTGACTATCTTACTGACTGGTATCAGAAGGAGATAGATAAAAAGAAAACCGAAAAAGGTAAAGCAGTTTGGAAAGAAAAGCGTGATATTCTTGTGAATAAAATTGTAATGAATAAAAATCAAATTGAAGCGATGTTTAGTCTGATGAAGATTCTTGTTGAACTCAAAGGTATGGTGATCGCTCAGTTTGATAAAGCACAAGAAATCGATACGCTACTAAAAACTGCGAAAGGGTTTCAAGTGACGAAACAAGAAGGGTTTGTGGCAATCGGCAAACTCAAAGGTGGTGCTGTAAAACTCGTTGACCGATGGGAGTTTAGCCGTGCCAATTTCTCGCCTGAAATAATGAAAGGTTGGCAAAAATAGTTTTTATAAATAATAAAAACTAACTACTCCCAGTTAGTGTACGCAAAACCTGAGGAGATGAGCGTGTCTAAGACAGTATTCGCATTCGGCCGTATGAATCCACCGACCATCGGGCACCAAAAATTAGCAGACAAAGTGAAGTTGGAAGCTAAAAAACAGAAGGCAATGCCGCATGTTTATCTATCCCACACTCAAAATGCTAAGAAAGATCCTCTTGATTACGCAACAAAAATTAAATACGCTCGAAAAGCGTTTGGACCAAGCGTTAG